CGGTATTTTTATTGATAAACACCGGCATGATTGAAATATTTAATCGTTATTGGAAAGAACTACCAATCAACGATATAATCAGATAAAGAGAACACAATATATATTGTAATCAAAATGGAGAACGAGGACATAAATAATGAGATAAACATAAACAAAATATTCGAAGAGGCAATAAAAGACCCGAGTTTGTTTTCAACAATAGATATCGAAAAGTTGCTCAATACACTAGAAACGGATAAAAATGATTATTTAGAAAGTAAAACGATGCAAAGTATAATTGATGAAATATATGAAACAGTATATAGACAAATACCGACATTAACCACAGTTCAAGCCGTATGTAAAAAATTAGCAGGATATCGTTATGTAGATGAAATAAATGAATTACATAAAGGAAAACACGTGAGATGGATTCGCAATAATGGCGATACATTAACCAATGGTGGCATAGTTGTCGACATCAAATTTTTAGATAATGGAACACAGGTTATGTGCAAGAATTCAATGAATCGGTTTATACAATATAAATTCGACGAGTGTATTACATTTCAAAAACTAACAACCGATGAACAGCTAATATTGATGGCGTATGAGCATACCCAAAGTAACTAACGCACATAGGCTTTGCGGGTTAAATGCCCAAAACGTTGTTTTACTTTTTTAGTTCGCGCATTTGCATTCGCGATATAAAAGAAATCGCGCAAATGATACATTAGTTTTTGAGCAATCAAGATATCCAGTTCTAGGTCTTTTATACGGGGGTTTCCAACATTGTATATGTCTCGTTCAATAAAGTAGTTCAATAGATAATTTTTCAATACATCTTTATTTGTATTGGAGAGGGTTAATATTAAAGACGATGATATAAATCGTTGTATAATTTCTTGCGTCGATAAATGATGAATATATGATTTTGGTTGAATATAATAGACGCGTTCTTGTTTCATATCCGGATATTGTGAATTATCTAAGAAGAAGATTTCAGTACTTTTGGGCAATAACGTGCATTTAATAAAATCGGAATGTGTTTTTGAATGGGTAGTTCTCGACATCTCAACACGGCGATTATTAATTTTAAAGGCGTGAATAATTTGGTTAAAAACGACACATTTTGAGTTCAACGTATAATCAAAGTACTTTGATATACGTTCTACCCAACCAATTTCACACTGGTTATTTGTATATATGAAAATGTTACTACATTCACCCGTTCCTTTTTTCTCCATTAAGTATTTTAATATTGGAATTATTCCGTAACGCAAAAATTCTGGGTACAAATCTAATAATCGATTAAATTCAATTGGATTATTATGACCTGTATATTCTTGTAATGCGCACCATAATGTCTCTAAATCAGTAAATGAACCAAGGGTTTCGTCCAAATCAAATGCAATAACGCGTGGATTGAGTCGTCGTTTCTTCTTATGAAAATATTTTCCTTTGTATATTTTATAATGGAAATTGGTAAACATGTATGAATTCTATAAGATAAACTATTATATTATAGACTACAAAATTATAAATATCCGGATTACTTTCCGGTTGAACCAAACCCCCCGGCGCCTCTTTCTGATGTAGATAGATCTTCCTCATCGACAATAATTACATAAACAGGACATAAGGTAGGATGGCACGCTTGCAATAATCTAGTATGTCGCGAAACGTCAAACCGAGTGATACCATTATCATAGTTTAACCATCTAAATGCTCCAATCAAATTGCCACGATACCCGGAATCAATAATGCCAGTGTGATTTGCCAACATTAACGGCGTCTTTGAAATACTAGAACGCGGATATACAGTAAATGCACAACCCGAAAATGCATTGGTAGCACAATCCACATACAACATTTCAGTCTTGACATTTAGATCCACAAATTTAGTTACAAATCCAGTATCAAATGTAACATCTTGTGGAAACAATAAATCAAACCCAGAATCCGGATAGAATCGCTCCATCATATTTTTATTATGGTTATCTACCATCTCTGTATATTTTGATGTAAGATCATTGTCCTGGATAGCTAATTTCAAAATCGCAAAATTATCACACACATTAGTATTGGTAGCAATATACCGGTTAAGCTTCACAGAAGTAATGATGTTATCTATCTGCATAATCAATATAACAATAGTAACTACATATTTCTATATTGATTTTGTGTAAATACTTAGGCGTTCATTTTTTTGTATTCGCGCCACGAAATCGATTTTCCAGCATTGGGGTCGGCGCGTTCTCCCTCGTGTTGTTTATCCAGATTTTCCAGACGTTTTGTAGCACTATCAACATATAATTCTTTTAGGATTTTGCCAACCATTACAGAACCTTCGTGTTGGTCAGTCTTTCCATCTTCAATCAACTTCAACACCGTTAGCAATTTAGTCATAATCGTTAGGTCAAGTTCATCATCCATCAATTTATTAAAGATATCAGTATAATTGTTATATAAAAAACTACAATTCGTTTGACATAAGGTCTTAAACTCATCTGGACTATTTTTTTTTAGTTCTGCGTGAGTATTTTTAAGATTATTTAATGCACGCACGTCATCTCGCATAGGTACGCTATGTTTAACCTTGCGAATGGTTGACGTATTATCCTCGCCCTCCATTTCAGTAACCAATTTCTTTAAATTTAAACGTTCGTGGTCACTTAAATTTGCCATATCGTCTTCAATATTAATATAGTAGTTTGCGGTATTATTTTTATGTCTATTTTAGGTTAAACTATTTATCGTGATTGAGTTATCATAAGTAATTTAGCAATTGAATCCTCCAAAAATAGGAATAAAATCTTAGAATTATATATAATAATAAACAATGTTACAACTTGATTATATGCAAATATTCTTGGGAGGGTTTATACTCTTTATAATTATGTTTTCGCTATGCACAAGCATACACGTTGTACCTTATTCTCGTGATAATCTGTTTGCAATCGATTTTCCATATGAGGGGTTTAAAGCACTTCATTCCGAAAATTGCCGTTGTGGGTGTAAGAATGAATCATTTTCTGGATGTGACCCAAAGAAAAAAAACGTTGAGTGTGGTTATAAAAATGAAAACAAGGAATGTATAAAAGTACACGGTTTTACTGATTTATACTGCCCTCCAAGTCACGCGCCCAGGTATTTTGACAAGTTTTTAGGTACAACTGGTGGCGGATCCGGAAACAGTTATGGATTGTCTAATTCCAAAGGGGGGCTGCAATTATCACAAGAACAAATCAAATTATTGACTACACGCGGCGGCAATTCTAGTGGAACCGTCAGCGAAGTGGTTAGTTAAGGCAGTAAAAATTCAAAATAAGAGAACAATTTATTTTGAATTATTCAAACAGAGATTTATTCCTTCATCGGTGTCTAACTTTACATTTTCACTGAGCCAAGTTAGCAAGTATTATTTTACACTTTTTTCCTTTTACACATTTTAACGTTTCATCCGCTGTGTTTGAACTAAATATTTATTTGTTTATTTGTCTACTCTTACGATTATGTTTGCGTCTTTTTCTGGTGAGTTTTCCTCCCAAAAATTTTTTGATTTCTCCAACACCAGGTCCTTGTCCTTCTTTCAGAGACAATACTTTTCTAACTGATTCAGGCATCCTTTGTTTTTTTGTATTATCTAAAACGTCTTCATGAAGATTTGTTAAATTCTTTTTATCTATTGAACGTTTAACATTTGGTTGTTTATGATTATATACACTATTATAGAACATATTTTCCATATTGGGCACATTAGACACATCCCAATTATCTATTGGTTGGTTAAATTCAGAATTAGTAGCGAACATATATGCCATATTGGTGACCTTCGACACGTCCCAATTGCCGATTGGTTGGTTAAAAAAACCAAAAGCGAACATACTTTCCATATTGGTGACATTTGACACGTCCCAATTTCCAATCGGTTGGTTAAAGAGAGCCCCTTCGAACATACTTTGCATATTGGTAACATTCGACACGTCCCAATTTCCAATCGGTTGGTTAAATAATTTAGCTTTATAGAACATATATGACATATTGGTGACATTCGACACATCCCAATTGCCTATCTCTTGGTAAAAGTATGGTGTAAGACTGAACATAAGTGCCATATTAGTGACATTTGACACATTCCAATTACCAATCGGTTGGTTAAATCTAGATTTATAGAACATACTTTGCATATTGGTAACATTCGACACGTCCCAATTTCCAATCGGTTGGTTAAATAATTCAGCATTATAGAACATACTTCGCATATTGGTCACTTTCGAGACATTCCAATTACTAATATCTTCATTAAAAGAACCCAAATCTTTAAATAATTCACTCATATCTTCGATATTAGAAGTATCCCAGTCTGAAATATTTCCTAAACCTTCTTTATTACCTCTAACCCATTTTCTCACCGCATCCTTTAATTCATCGGTTGTTCTTGGAGTAAATGTCGTACCCCCATTTTGCCTTCTAGAATGCGTTTTTCTTCTGTATTTCCTTGACTTATTTTTATTATGCGTAGGTGTGTGTGCCATTGATATATATATAGATTATTATATTCACCTATTATGATCAAATGTTAATCCGCAATGTTCGCAGTAATATATAGTTTGACTGCGATTTTCGGTAATATCAATCATATCAGAAATTATACAATGATTACAGTGTTTATTCAAATAGGCATCGATCATATTTAAAATAAGTTTATATTCCACGCTTTGATTTTGGCGGTGCAATCCATCTAAGTGATATTTTGCTTGTATCATACGCTCAACATCGGTCTCAATAGATTCCATTGTAGTAATTACATAATATAGAAAAAAATATTTATATTTCTTTTATTCAAATATCTATTGTGGGGTATTAGACTATTTACACATACATTGCTAACATACTTTGGTTATGTTTTTGTTCATTCTTAATAATGATATCAACTTCTTTCTTAGTTACAGTAAATGGGAATGTAACTTGTAAATCGATATCGATACCAGAGATCTTAGTATCTGGTTTCATTAATCTGAATAGATTGAGCTTAGTATGAATGATTTCTAGACATCTCTTTAAATTTCGTACTCCGGATTCCTGATTTGTCAATAATTCATTTGAAATGATATATTGTAATGTTTCATCGGGAATAATAACGTCACCTTCTTTGAAATTTACTTGTTCTATAATTTTTGGTAAGAGGTGGTTGCGTGCGATTATAACTTTTTCCTTAGCATCATAACCTTTGGTTTCGATACGATACATACGATCACGTAAGATTGGATTGACTTTACTTTCGTCATTGTAACTGAAAATAAATAGACACTTACTTAAATCGAAATCAACCTCAGAGAAGTACTTATCATGGAATTGACTATTTTGCGAAGTATCCGTAAGATGAGTAAGAATGCCGACAATTTCTTCGCCCCGTGGAGTATCACTGATCTTATCTAATTCATCAAAGTAAATGACTGGATTCATACACTTGCTATTCATTAGAATCTGAACAATTTTACCCCAAGTACTACCTTCGTATGTATATGAATGTCCTTCTAAGAAACTACTGTCACCAGTTCCACCCAATGCAATAAACGCAAATTCACGTCCAAGAATTTTACTAATGCCGTCTTTTACCAAAGTGGTTTTTCCTGTACCCATTGGTCCTTTAATTGCAATTGCGGTTCCCATAGCCGATGGGTTTGAAATCCATTGTCCAATCATTTGCATAATTTGAAGCTTTGCATCATTTAGACCGTATACACAATTATTTAGTGTAGTCATTGCATTATTCATATATTCGTGACAATTTTCAATACCATCGTCTATTGTAATTCGTAGATCTTGATAAACTCCAAACGGGATTTTCATAAATGCGTCCACCCAGTTTTTAATCTTATAATATTCATTGTCGCTCGGATCCATTGATCGCAACACATTTAATTTTTGCATTGCAACTGCTTTAAATTTAGCAGGCATTATAGAATCAAGCAATGTTAAACGATATGGCTTAGTGATATTAATATAACCATTAATTTCTTTCAAATCTTTCATTACACGAAGCTGTTCTTTGTTAGAGAGCTTCTTCTTGAAATAATCGATTTCATTGGTTTGTTTCTTGTCGGAATGAATAAGCTTATGATATTTTTTGGCATTATTAATACGAGATTTTTTGATTAATTTTTTAATTGATGAATCACAGTCGCGAATAGCTTTTTGCAAAACTTTACTATTCGGCTTTTTATTTAACTGAACGGATAAATTTTTCTTTGTATCAATCAAATCTAAATATTCTTGTTCAACATCGGTTAATTCAATATCATCTTCGTCGTCTGTTTTAATTTGTACATTCTTTTTGTTTTTCTTATCTTTCTGTGTTTTTTTACTACTGCCAGTATCAGGTACGTCAACCGTTTCATATGCTTCCTTCATAAACATCTTTTCGTCATCACTATCACATTCTGCATCATCTTCTTCTTCATTATAGTCGTCTACGGCGGGTTGTCCATCCATTCCATCCAAGAATAGAATATTGTACATTCCTTCGTCTTCTTCGCCTTCATCATAGTCGTCGTCATACTCGGATGATTCGTCATCGTAATCATCATCATCCTCATCATTTGCATTCTCGTCATCATCTTGATGGGTTGCTTTGCGGTTTTTCTTTGCAGATGGTTTCTTTGTATGCGATTTCTTATTTGTTTTCTTGTTTGTTTTCTTATTTGCCTTATGCTTAGTTGGGGTTGTTTCTTCTTTTTCTGACTGTTTTGCGCGGTGAGTCATGTATTTAGAAGGGAAAATCTGAGAAACAATTTTTTGAATTTCTGCACGACTGATACGGGTATTCTCAACATCCTCATCTTCGTCATCTTCGTCATCTTCGTCATCTTCGTCATCTTCGTCATCTTCATCTTCATCTTCATCTTCATCTTCGGTATCTTCAATGTCTTCATCGTCGTCATCATCATCCGTGTTTTTATCTAAAAGATGACTATTACTTCTAGTACGTCTTTTATGTTTAGGCGGTTCATAGGTAGAATCAGACGCGGTTTCGTAATCAGAATTATCGCTGTCTGAATCTCCCGTATTTTTTCTAAGTTTCTTTTTCTTATCGACTTGTTTTTTTTTGGAACCGGCTGCAGAAGCTTTGGTTAAGAATTGTTTGTTTGCGGGCATGATTGTTATGATTGAAATAAACTAATTGAATAGTTAAATGGTTACTATTAATAGAGTAGTAGAGGATGTTTCAATTTTTTACACAAAAATATAGAGAGCATTGTTAGAAAATTGAAATAACAATATAAAAAATATAAACAGTATAATTATAGGGAGAATCGAAGTATGTCGTCACAAATGTCTAGTAGAAACGAACAGAAGATGCCTTCACGGATTATTGGTGTACAATTTAGTATGTTGTCGCCAGAAGAAATCCGTAGAAGCTCAGTTGTAGAAGTTACTAGTCGTGATACATATAAAAATAACGCCCCAGAACCGAATGGATTATTTGACCCACGAATGGGTGTATTGGAACCACGTACAATCTGTCCCACCGACGGTTATACGTATATTGACACGCCGGGTTATTTTGGTCATATCGAACTAGCCCGTCCAGTGTTATTTATTCAACATATCAAAGAAATTATGAAAATTAGCAAATGCATCTGTTTTAAATGTAGTAAATTAAAAATGAATAAAATCAACATAAACACGCGATGGATATGCCGGCATCAAAGCGATGGGATTACGTATATAATATTGCATCAAAAGTCAAACGTTGCGGCGATAATATTGAAGACGGATGTGGATGCAAGCAGCCGGACAAGGTTAAACTAGATGGAATGGCAACGATTCAAGCAATTTGGGAAAATATCGATACTGACAACAGTGAAAATGAATCAAAGTCGATTACCCTGAGACTAACTCCAGAGTTGTTGTTAAAGAATTTTCATCGAATTTCAGACGAGGATATCACATATATGGGATTTAGTCCATTATGGTCTCGTCCGGAATGGATGATTTGCCAAGTATTGCCGGTTCCGCCGCCAGCGATGCGTCCATCTGTAAAACACGATGCTCAACAGCGAAGTGAAGACGATCTGACTCATATTTATAGCAATATCATTAAATACAATAAAGATTTGGCAGATAAGATCGCAAGCAACGCATCTCCAAATGTGATAGAAGGATTGACAACTCAACTGCAATATTTCATAGCCATGATAGTAAATAATAAAGTGAAGGGAGCGGATAGTTTGAGACAACGGTCTGGGCGTCCGCTCCAATGTATTATGGGTAGGTTAAACAGTAAAAATGGACGTATCAGAGGTAATCTCATGGGCAAGCGTGTTGATTTCAGTGCTCGTTCTGTTATTACTGGCGATCCGAATCTATCTATTCGTCAGCTGGGAGTTCCTATGAAAATTGCCAAAAATATTACTAAGCCGATTATGGTAAATGACCTTAATCGTGACTTCTTGATGAAGTTGGTTCAGAATGGACCAGAAGAATATCCAGGCGCTAAAATTTTGGAACGCAAAAACGGTGAAAATATTTCACTTAGATACGTTGATCGTTTATCCATTAAATTGGATAATGGCGACATCGTCCATCGTCATATGATGGATGGTGATGCCGTGCTGTTTAATAGACAGCCTAGTCTTCATAGGATGAGTATGATGTGTCATATCGTCAAGATTATGAAGAAAGGTGACACGTTCCGTATGAACGTCGGTGACACCAAGCCTTACAATGCCGATAAGTTTTTGAAAATTTCCGCTGCATAAATGCAGTCATAATAATCAATGTTGGCAACAGGGGAACTTAAACGGTTGCAATCCCCTAGTGTATAAAATAATATATTTATAGGAACTACTTAAAGATATGTCGTCATATATATTATAAATGACTGACACGAAACCAATAATTGTCAATTCTATAACTAAAACCTGCTCAAAATGCTCCAATACAAAAGATGTAAATCTCTTTATAAAAGAGAGGAATATCTGCAAATCATGTGATAATAATAGAAAAAAACTTCAATACCATAATAGTGGCGAAACTACTGGCGATAAGACGTGCAAACAATGTTCTGTTTCTAAGGACATCTCAGAATTCATTAAGAACCGAAATACGTGCAAAGATTGTAACAATAACAAACGGAAGCATAAATATCAAACAGATGAAGCTCACCGATTGCAACTTATTCAACACGCAACTACGTTCAAAACGAATAAACGGATTGAAAGACAAGATATAGAAAGGTTGCATCAAGAAATTATCGGCGTTGATAATACAAAATGTCGCTATTGTTGTGAAATTAAACCAAATACCAGATTTCGCACGAATAGAGTTAAATGCAAAGATTGTGAGCGTGATGACCCGAACGAAAAGTTTAAACGATACGTTCGGAACCGCATTCATAACTGCTTACTCAGCCGGAAAGATAGAGGTTCAATTGAATATCTTGGTTGTTCGTTAAATAACTATATGAGTTGGATAACAACGTATTCTGATGTCTATAACTTGGATAATCACGGCAAAGCTTGGCACATAGACCACGTGATACCGCTATCTAAATTCAACCTAGATAATCCAGATGAACAGTTGTTAGCATTTAATTGGATCAATACAATGCCTCTATCGTGTAAAGAAAACTTACAAAAAGGTAATAAAATAATATCATCACAGGTATTAGAGCACTTTGAAAAAATAAAAAAATACCACATTGACAATAATTTAGAAGTTCCAAATGAATATATTAATTTATATGCCACACACCTTGTTGTTCGGGAAGTTCCTAAAGATATCACTACCACCCTGTAATGGAAACATTATAAGGGGAACACGGTTAATAGCCGTACCCAATGGTAATAATGTGATATATGAGAGTTTTATACGGGGATAAAACTTGAAATGGATAATCCGCAGCGTTACAGTCTAAGTCCGATATGGTAGGATATGACTGGCGTTCAGAGACTGAACGGGTGTGGGTGAGTTATGATAGACTAGCCATCTTGAACTTGCTTAAGATACAGTCCGGCCCTATGGGAAACCACTGGGAATAACCGTTTGATGGAGACGAGATGAATATGCACATGGCTCAGAATGTGTTGGCAGAAACAGAATTAAGACATTTGGCGGCAATCCCGTACCAGATCATTAGTCCTGCCGGAAACGCCCCGATAATTGGTATTTACCAAGATTCATTATTGGGGTCGTATCGTATAACGCGTCCAAACATAAGTTTTGCGCCGCGTGATGCGATGAATTTGTTGATGATGTTCCCGAAAGTGAATGTAAATGAACTACGTGAATTATCATCGGGTAAGGATGGCAAGATATCAAGTTTTGATGTAATATCGCAAATCTTGCCCCCCCTAACAATGAAATATAAAACAAAGTTATTTGATGATGATGAGGATTATGCAACATCGAATAATGTACTAGAAATACGTAACGGAAAATATATTCGTGGTCAAATCGAGAAATCGGTGTTAGGATCAGCGAGTAAGGGAATTATTCATAGAGCGAATAATGATTTCGGGAATATACAAGCGTGTGATTTTATCGATGATATGCAGAACATTGTAACTGAATATATGAAATCAAGTTCATTCAGTGTCGGCATAAGTGATTTGGTAGCTAACCGTAAAACCCAAGATGCGATTATTCAAGAAATCGCAAAACAGAAACAGGAGGTGCAATCATTGCTCGAACGCGTTCACTTAGGAACATTTGAGAATAATACATCTGCCACAAATTACGCCGAGTTTGAGACAAATGTAAATAATATTCTAAACGAGGCAACGAATCAGGCAGGTAAGATTAGTCGTAAATCGTTGAGCAAAGATAATCGATTCCTTATGATCGTAAATTCTGGTTCGAAGGGTTCGCTTATTAATATTTCCCAGATGATTTCGTGTTTGGGTCAGACGAATATTGATGGACAACGCATTCAGTATGGATTTGATGACAGAACGTTGCCGCATTTCAACAAATTCGATGATTCTCCTAACGCCCGTGGATTTATTGAAAATTCGTATATATCGGGTCTAACCGCACCAGAGCTATTCTTCCACGCTATGGGCGGTCGCATTGGTCTAATTGATACTGCGGTCAAGACTTCTCAGACTGGTTATATTCAGCGTAGGCTAATTAAAGGTTTGGAAGACTTGAAGGTAGAATATGATATGACGGTTAGAAATAACAAGGGCAAGATTGTCCAATTTGCATATGGAGATGATGGTTTCGAATCAACCAAAACTGAAAATCAAATTATTCCTTTG